GGGTGACCTTCTGATGAACCGGATCACGCCGAACATGCCCGTCGAGGCGTACAAGACGTACCGGATCGTGTCCCCGTAGTCGACGCACTTCCGGCCCGGAACGTGTGCCGAGGCGGACTGCGGCGCCTACCTGCACGGCTGGGAGTCGACGATCGACGAGTCGACGGTCCTCGGCCAGCAGCAGGCGCACTACATCCGCCGACAGTCCGGCCGGGGCTTCACCGAGGCTCGCCTGGAGTCCGGCCTGACGCGGTTCACGTTCGAGGCCGGCCAGAAGTGCTTCGACTCCGACAGCCACCAGGTGCGCCTGGACCGGCCGGAGCTGTACCTCGTCGCTGACGGCGACTGGCGGGGCAACCCCACCGGCCGGCAGCGCACGCACCAGAACGCGGCCGACTGGGTCGAGGACTTCGGCGAGCACCAACTGCGGATCGCCGACCAGGTAGAGAGGGGCTGATCAGCATGAAGCCATCCGTAGGACGCATCGTCCTCGTGCCGATGGATCCGACGACGAACAACGGGGCCGACGTCGCCCCGGCGGTCGTCACGCGGGTTTGGTCGGACACCTGCATCAACGTCCGTGTGCTCGCGGATAGCGAGAACCTCCTGTGGCGCACGTCGGTCACTCATGTCGAGTCACTCGACGGTGCAGCGCCACACAACTGGGCGTGGCCGCCGCGCATCTGATCTGCCCCAATCTCCCCTGCAGCACATCCTCAGAAGGGTCGTGGTTCAAATTTCGAAGGCGTCCGGACTCGGCTGGACTACGTGCTCGATCGATGACTCGAGCGGCACGCCGCAGGCCATCAAGAACGACATTACGGACCTGCAGTTCGCGACTCCGCGCGCGGTGCAGGACGTCACCGGAATCGACAAGTCCGCGATGGAGCGGCTGCTGCTGCTCGCCGACTTCAGCATCACGCTGAAGGGCGTGTTCAACGCGGCGGCGAACCAGTCCCACGCCGTGTTCAAGACCGTGCCGTCCACGTCGGTGAACCGCACCACCACGCTCACCGTCAACGGCGTCACTCTCGCCAACGAGGTGCTGTACACCGACTACCCGTTGTCCCGGTCGGCGTCCGGCGAGCTCACGTTTTCGGTGCCTGGCGTCTTGGCGGATGGCACCGTCCCTGTCTGGAGTTGATCATGGGTTTCGTTGTTGAACGGGACGTCTACAAGCTGGTGTTCAAGGACCCCAAGTACGCGGGCCTGGAGGTATCAGCGTCCGAGCTCAGCACCGGCGAGCTGTGGGAGTTCCTCGGTGCGGAGAAGACCGCAGCGAAGGGCGGCCCGGAGGGCGAAGCGGCACGCCTGCGGACGGTGGAGATTTTCGCTGGCGCGCTGGTGTCCTGGAACGCCGTGGACAAGCAGGGCCAGCCGATCCCCATGACGATCGACGGGGTGCTGTCGCTCGGGCATCGGTTCAACAGCTGCGTGATGGACGCGTGGACTGATGCGCTCGTGGGGATTTCTGCCCCTTTGTCGCCGACCTCCAGCGATGGGCAGCCGTCGCTGGAGGCGTCGATTCCGATGGACGTCCCGTCCGAAAGCCTCGCGAGCTGATCCACGCCGAAACCGTCATCGCCCTGTGCGACCGCTGGCACAAGCTTCCGTCGGAGATCCTCGCTGAGCCCGCCGGGATGCTTCGCCTGCTGGAGATTACGAACCTGGGAAGGAGGGACACCCCCGAGTGACGAACATCGTCGAGATCCTGGTGACGGCCAAGAACCTGTCCGCGCCCGCGTTTGCTGAGGCGAAGGCCGGCGCGACGGGCATGGAGTCGGCCATGTCGAAGCTGAACAAGACGGCAGCACTCGGGGCTGTCGCGGTGGTCGGGTTCCTCGGCGAGTCCGTCCGCATGGCCTCCAAGTTCGACTCGGAGATGGCTCTCCTGAACACGCAGGCGGGCGTGTCGCAGGACAAGATCGCCGGACTGTCGAGGGGTGTCCTTGCCCTGTCAGGGAAGGTCGCGCAGGACCCGGACTCGCTCGCCGAGTCGCTGTTCCATGTCGAATCGAACTTCGAGTCGATGGGCATCACCTCGGAGAAGGCCCTGCACCTGACGGAGACCGCCGCGAAGGGCGCCACCGTCGGCCACGCCAACCTCGTGGACGTCACCAACGCCCTTACCGCCGCCGTCGCTTCGGGCATCCCCGGCGTGCAGGATTTCGACCAGGCGATGGGTGTCCTCAACGCGACCGTCGGCGTCGGCGACATGAAAATGCAGGACCTCGCGGCCGCGTTTGGCGGCGGCATGGTCGCCACCGTCAAGGGCTTCGGCCTGAACATCATGGACGTCGGCGCGGCCCTGGCCACGTTCGGCGACAACAACATCCGCGGCGCGGCGGCCGGCACGCAGCTCCGCATGTCCGTTCAGGCGCTTGCAAAGCCCGTTGCGAGCGGAGCGGACGCCCTCAAGCGCCTCGGGTTGACGCAGTCGACACTCGCCGACGACATGCAGAAGGGTGGCCTGAAGCTGGCCCTGGAGGATCTCCGAGACCGGATGCAGAAGGCCGGCATCTCGGCAGACCAGCAGGGTCAGATCATCACGGAAGCTTTCGGGCGGAAGGCCGGCGCGGGCCTGAACGTCCTCATGTCGCAGATGGACCGCCTGGAGTCGAAGTACCCGGCGCTGAAGGCTGGGGCGAACAACTTCTCGGCGGCGTGGGAGGCGACAACGCACACGTTCGCCTTCCAGATGGCGAGTCTCGAGGAGAAGCTGAAGGTATTCGGGATCTCCGTCGGAGAGAAGGTCATCCCGAAGATCCAGGAGTTGATCGGATTCATCCGGGAGCACAAGGACGCTGCCCTCGCTGCCGCAGCAGCGACGGGGACGTTGCTCGCCGGGATGATGGCGTTCAGCGCCCTGTCCAAGATCAACGCCCTGTTCGGGACTCTCGCCACGGTCGTCAAGTTCACCGGTGACGTCATGGTGATGACCCGCGTCAGGATCCTCGAGCTGCAGGAAGCGTCGCTGGCTGCCGGTGGCGGCTTGAAGGGCCTCGCGGTGGCGTTCACGACGCTGGGCATCGAAGCGAAGGTCGCAGTAGCCGCTACCGGCATTGGCCTTGCGCTGGTCGTCATCGGGCAGCTCGCTGATCTGGGCAAGTCCGCGCCACCCGATATCGACAGGATGACGTCCGCCCTCACTAAGTTCGGTAACTCCGGGGTCGTCACCGGGGAGCTCGCGAAGACCCTCGGGAAGAACCTCGAGGGGATCGGCGCGGCCGTTGACAAGGTCGGCGGGAAGCTCTCCGTGATGGAGCAGGTCAACAAGGTCCTGTCGTTCGGGCAGATGCAGCAGAAGGGGATCGTAGACGCGAAGGACAAGATCAACGCGGTCGATGAGAGCCTCGCAAATCTGGTGAAAAGCGGTCACGCCGATCTGGCGGCCTCCGCTGTGAAGCGGTTCCAGGACGCGTTGGCAGCGCAGGGGAAGAAGCCGTCGGAGATCGCAGGGGATCTCAGCAAGTACAGCGGCGCCCTTGATGACCTGAACCTGATGAACAAGCTCACCGCCGACAGCATGGGCGCATTCGGGTCGCAGGCTGTCACCACGACCGCTCAGCTGAAAGCACAGGAGCTGACTGCTGAGGGCCTGAAGGAGGCGATCCTCGACCTCAACGACACTGAGCGTGGGGCGTTGGACGCTCAGGCCGGGTTCGAGGCGTCGATCGCTGCTGGCACGAAAGCGCTGGACGATAACGGACGGGCGTTGCACTTCGTCAGCGGGAAGTTGGACCTGACGACGGAGGCGTCTCGCAACGAGGAGGGGGCGCTTTCCGATCTCGCGGCGAAGACCGAAGCGGCTACTGAGGCCACTTTGAAGAGTGGCGGTTCTCAGGCTGATGCCATGGCGATCTATGACCAGGGTCGTCAGAAGCTGATCGCTCTTGCGGAGGCGATGGGCCTGTCGGCGGACGACGCGAACAACCTGGCTGACTCGATCCTGCGGATTCCCGACAAGACGGTCACGGTCACCACCGACTACGTCTACAACAACGGTGACCAGTACGGGCACCACGGCGGCAACTACGCGCACGGCGGGATCATCGGCGGCGCGGCCACGGGCGGCGCCCGGGGCGGCATGACGTGGGTCGGCGAGCACGGCCCGGAGCTGGTGACCCTGCCGGTGGGGTCGACGGTGCACTCCAACCCGGACAGTCAGCGGATGGCGGCCGGGATGGGTCACGGCGGGGAGCAGTCGCTCAAGGTCGAGTGGGTCGGCGGGAACGCCGGCGACGAGTTCATGTCCTGGCTTCGTAAGAACATCCGGATCAGGGGCGGCAACGTCCAGACCGTCCTCGGCCCGTAGGGAGAAACGATGCATCGCTACCGCTGTTGGAACGGCCCCATGCCGACCACCGCCGCGCAGGCGAAGGTGGCCACCGGCACCGCCATCAAGACCATGCTGCAGCTGTCGACGCCGTCGACCCGTCAGATTCAGCTCATCTCCTGGGGCTTCTCCCTGGACGTGGCGCCCGGCGCCGCGTCGGTGGTGGAGCTCCTGCAGACGGACGTGGCAGCGACCGTGACTGCCCATGTGGCGTCTGGTGTGCAGCCGCTGGACCCGAACGCCCCGGCGTCGCTGCTGACGCTCGGTACCGCGAATACCGGCTACACCGCGACCGTCGAGGGCAGCACCACCGCGTCCCGGGTCTTCGACGTCAAGCAGATCCCCCTCTCGGCGGGCGCGACGGATCTGACGTACTACTACCAGTGGATGCCGGACGAGCGGCCCATCATCGCGGTCTCGAAGTTCCTGCGGGTCCGGGCGACGTTCGCCACCAGCGCGAGCAATCTGACCACGTTCGTCACCTGGGACGAGTAACTCGTGCCGCCGGTTGCCCCGCTCGTTGCGGGCTGGCAGCGCCGCCTCGGCGGCCAAGCCGGCCCGCTCGGACCTGTGTCCGCTGGCAGTGGCGAGAGCCCGTCCGGCGCCGCCGTCCAGGTCGAGCTGTACGTGGGCGGCCTGTGGGTCGATATCACCAGCCTGGTGATGGTCCGCGACGGCGGCGGCAACGTCGCCGTCACCCGAGGGAAGCCCAACGAGGGCGCGCAGACCGACCCGGCGTCATGCCGCTTCCAGCTGAACAACCGCAACGGGGCGTTCTCACCCCGGAACCCGATGAGCCCGTACTTCGGGGTGCTGGGGCGCAACACGCCGCTGCGGGTGAGTGTCCAGAGCGGCCTCAACAAGGCGTACCGGTTCTGGGGTGAGGTGGCGTCGTGGCCGCAGAAGTGGGACTCCACCGGCACGGATGTATGGGTGGACGTCGAGGCGGCGGGCATCCTCCGACGCCTCAGGCAGGGCGAATCGCCGGTCGGCTCGACGATGTACACGGCCCTGGCGTCGCTGGCCCAGCAGGGGACTGTGGTCGCGTACTGGCCGTGTGAGGACGCGTCCGGTGCGACCGTCCTTGCGTCGGCGATCGGCGGCCCACCGATGGGCGTCCAGGGCACCCCGACGCTGGCCAACTCCACCGCGTTCGTGTGCTCCACTGCGCTGCCGACGATGGGCGCCGGGGCCTTTACAGGTGCCGTGCCGTCCTATATCACCAGCTCGGCGGGTGACTTCGACGCGGCGGTCCGCTTCCTGCTGTCCTTGCCGAGCGGCGGATCGACGAACGGGCAGGTCGTCTGTACGGCGTCCACGTCCGGCACGATCCGGAGCTGGGAGGTGTACTACAGCAGCGCCTCCGGGGGCTTCCTGGGCATTCGGGGCTACAACTCGACGGGGACGCTGGTGGTCGACAGCGGTCCCGGCGCGGGCCCGGTGGACGGTGTGCTGTATCAGGCCACCATGGACTTCGCGCAGGTCGGGCCGGACGTCAACTACGACTTCAACCTTCAACAGGTCGGACAAGTCAATTTCGGAGGGGTGTCCGGCACGGTGTCGGCCAACACCCTCGGGTCGATCACCTCTGTCAGCATGACGCCCGGCCGGGGGCTCACGGGCGCGGTCATCGGCCACATCAGCGTGCAAACTGGGGGCACGCTCTTCAGCCGCACCCAGGAGCTCAACGCGTTCGCCGGGGAGACGGCGGCGGCCCGTATTCTGCGGCTGTGCGCGCTTGCCGGCGTCGGGTATGAGCAGATCGGTAACGCGTCCGACACGGTGGCGATGGGCGTGCAGACCAACTCCACTATCGCGGCGCTCATCGATGAGGCCGTGACGGCGGACGGCGGCATCCTGTACGAGCAGACCGGTGCGCTCGGGCTCGGCTACCGAACCCGCGTGTCTTTGGAGAACCAGTCGGCCGCGCTCGCGCTGTCGTACAGCGCGTTCAACCTGTCCGAGGTGCCCGCTCCGACCGACGATGACCAGACCACCCGCAACGACGTCACGGTGAGCCGTCCCGGCGGCTCGTCGGCGCGGGCCACGCTCACGAGCGGCGCCCTGTCCGTACTGCCACCGCCGGCCGGCGTCGGCCCTTACCCGGATACGCCGACCGTCAACGTGCAGTCGGACACGACCCTTGCTGATCAGGCGGGGTGGCGGCTGCACCTTGGCACGGTGGACGAGGCTCGGTATCCGAAGATCTCGGTGAACCTCGCGCATCCGTCGTTCACGGCGAGCACGACGCTGGGTATCCAGGCGCTCGGCCTGCGGCCCGGCGACCGGCTGACGATCAGCGGCATGCCCACGTTCCTGCCGCCCGACGCGGTCAGCCAGCTCATCCTCGGCTACTCGGAGACCATCGACCAGTTCCAGCACCGCATCAGCTGGAACTGCGCCCCGGAGTCCCCGTACCGGATCGCGGTGACCGACGACCCAGTGTTCGGCCGGGTGGACACGGACGGCAGCGCGCTGGCCGCCGACCTGACCCCCGCCGGCACGACCGTGAGCATCGCCGTCACTGCCGGGCCGACGTGGACCGTCGACCCAACTGACTACCCGTTCGACCTCACGATCGGCGGGGAGCGGGTCACCGCGTACGCCGCCGGCCAAACCCTCGGGACCGCTGACGGCACCTTCGAGACCGGCGTCACCGGCTGGACGGCCACGAGCGCCACGTTCGTCCAGTCCGCCGACCACGCCTACCGCGGCGCCTACTCCGGGCTCCTCACCGTCACCGGGTCGCCGAGTCAGGCGTACGTGCGGCCGGACAGCACCCATGACGCCCCGGTCACGGTCGGCCAGAGCTATCGGTGCTCGATGTGGGTGTACTCGCCCATCGGGTATTCCAGTGTGGTTGCGGCGATCGACTGGAACGACAGCGGCCACGGCTACCTGAGCACGTCCACGGGGACGGCACAGGCGATCTCGGCCGGGGTGTGGACCCTGCTCACCTGTACGGCCACGGCCCCGGCGTCTGCGGCGTTTGCCGATTACGGGCCGACGATCTCATCGTCGCCGCCCACTGGCACCGCCCTGTACGTCGATGACGTGGTCCTCGTCGCGGCGAGCTCGTACACATCGTTGCCGCAGCAGATGACGGTGGTCCGGAGCGTCAACGGCGTCGTCAAGCCGCAGGTCACGGGTACCGACGTCCGCCTGCAACAGCCATCCATCGTAGCCCTTTAGGAGGGGACCATGACGACGTATCCCGCGATCTCCGCAGGTCAGCGGATCACCGGGTCTTTGCTGACGTCGATGCTGCCGATCACGGTGGTGAAGCCCGCCAGCACGTCGAGGTCGTCCACCACCACGCTGGCTGACGATCCTGATCTGACGCTGCCTCTGGCCGCGTCGGCTACGTACATCTGGGAGGCGTACATCGCGTACTCGGTGAACGTCGCGGCGGGCAGCGCGGACATTAAGGCGACGTTCACTACCCCGGTGGGGGCGACTCTGGTCGGCACCCAGTACGGCACGGCCACCACGGCTGCTCCGACGTCCTATGACGTCACGGTTGGGCCTGGGTCGTGGCCGCGGTCGATGGCGGGCAACGGCTCGGTCGGCATGGCGTTCCAGCCGAAGGGCTCCATCATCACGAGCAGTACCGCGGGGTTCGTGACGTTGCAGTGGGCGCAGAACACCTCTAACGCGACGGCGCTGCTCGTACTGGCTGGGTCGTGGATGAAGCTGACGCGGGTGGCCTGACGAGGGCCGGGGGGCGTGTTCGGGTCGGTCTCTAGCATCTGCCCCACCTGGCCCGCCCGTCGCAGGAGGCACCTTGCTGTCCGTCCGTCGTGTTCGCCCGATCGCCGTGGTTGGGGCGATCCTGTTGCTGCTGGCGGCCGTTCTCGGTGTTGCTCCGGGGGTCGCGCAGAGTCCGGTCCGGCAGGTGGTCAGTCAGGCGGTGGCCGTCCCGGCGCCCGTGACGGTGGCAGGCGTGGACCTGCACGACGGCATGCTGGCCAAGTTCGGCCCCACGTACTACCTGTACGGCACGGAGTACGCCTGCGGCTTCACCTGGCTCCAGGCCGGCACCCCTTGGTGCGGTTTCGGAGTCAGCACCTCGACAAGCCTCTCCGGCCCCTGGTCGACGCCGACGCTCCTGTTCTCGGCGACCGACACCGACCCGTGGACCGGCCAGTCCTGGCAGGTCGAATGCGGGTCGACCGGGCAGGGCTGCTTCAACCCCCGCATGATTCAGCGCACCGGCTGGGGCAGCGACGACGGCGTCTTCATCCTGTGGTTCAACTCGCCGATCGACTACAGCCGCAACCACTCCAACGCCTACAACGCGCTGGGTTGCAACGGCCCCGCCGGACCATGCGGCCCCAGCGCCGGCACACCGCACGGCTCATACACGAAACCGTCCCTCTACATCTGCAGCGGCAACGGGGACTTCGGGTTCATCGACAGCGGCACGGTCGGACAGACCCCCGCGATCGTCTGCACGATGGCCGGCGCCACCGGCCTGTCGGTCGAGCAGCTCAATCAGTGGGGGGTCGGCGGGACGGGCGCGGGCGCGCACAACGTTGCTGGCCTCAGCGGCGTCGAGGGGCCCGGTGGTTGGTACGACGCGGCGACCGGCGCGTACGTGCTGACGTACTCCGATCCGGAATGCGGGTATTGCACCGGTGCCGGGGCCGGGTACGCGACGGCGAGCAGTCTGCTCGGCCCGTACACGGCGCCGATCAACGTGGCTGCGGCCGCGCCGCCGGCGACCGGCCGCCGCGACTTCTCCGCGACCTCCTGCGGGGGCCAGCCCCGCACCGTGTCCGTGGTCGACGGCGTCCCGTACCAGGGCATCGATCTGTGGCTCGGCACCCCGAACGAGACCGGCGCGGCCCTGCACTACGAGCCGCTCACCTACACCCCAGGCACCGGCACGGCGGGCGACGGCCAACTGTGGCGCCCCGCCCTCGCACCCCTCACCTGCACCTGACACGGAGGCACCTGTGACACTCACATTCCGAGGCGGACGTCTCCCGGCCCAACCCGCAAGGCCGCATCTCAGGTTCGGCGACTACCTGACCGGGGCGCCGCTGCCCGCGCCGCCCGCATCGGCGGACTGGCTCTCGCGCGTCACGGACTGGCCGATGTACCTCAACGACCAGATCGGCGACTGCACCTTCGCCAGCCCAGCGCACATCATCGAGGCCCTCACCACGTACGCCCAGGGCGCGACCGTCAAGGTCACCGACGCCGACGTACTCAAGGGCTATGAGGCCGTCGGAGGCTACCGCCCCGGCGACCCATCCACCGACCGGGGCTGCACCCTCGAGGACGTCCTGAAGTACTGGCGGACCGTCGGCATCGGCGGCCATAAGATCCTCGCCTACGCGAAGGTCGACGTGTCCAACCGCGTTGAGGTCGAGCAGAGCATCGACCTGTTCGGCGCCATCAACCTGGGCATCAACCTGCCCAAGTCCGCCGAGGACCAGTTCAACCAGGGCGTTGCCTGGGACTACGTCAGGGGCTCGCGAATCCTCGGCGGCCACTGTGTCCCCGCCGGTCGGTACGGGCCGGACGGATCGACAGACGGCGTGACGTGGGCCCGGGTGCAGACGATGACAGCCGCGTTCTGGCGGCACTTCGTAGAGGAGGGCTGGATCGTCATTACGTCGGACTGGCTCGACGCGAACGGCAGTTCCCCGTCCGGGTACAACCTGTACCAGCTCGGCGAAGACCTGGCAGCGCTGACCGGCGGCCCGAATCCCTTTCCGCAGCCACAGCCGCAGCCGGTCCCTGTGCCGGGGCCGGCTGTTGACGCGCATGCGCTCGCGGCGTACCGCGCCATGCAGGCGTGGGCCGCTGAGGTCGGGGTCGTCTGATGGGCGTCTACGGGCAGGACTGGGCTTCGTACCAGCCGGATCAGCCGGACACGGCCGGGCTGGCGTTCGCGCTGGTGAAGATCACCGAGGGCCTCGGGTACACGAACCCGCGTTGGGTCAGCCAGCGGGATCACGCGAAGGCGAACGGCCTGGTGTGGGGCGGCTACCACTACCCGCACATGGCCAACTCGGCGCAGGCCGAGGCGGATCGTTTCCTCGCGCAGGTCGCCTGGCAGCCCGGGGACCTGATCATCCTCGACTGGGAGGGCTACGACCCGGCCAACACGGGCGTCAGCCGCGCCGACCAGCTGGCGTACAAGGACGCTTGGCTCCGGTACGTGAAGGCGAAGATGCCGCACAACCCGGTCGGGATGTACTGCAACACCGACTACTGGCGGAACGTCGACACCACCGGGTTCTACGGCGACTTTCTGTGGATCGCCACTGCTGGCCGCGCCGCTGGCGACCCGGGGATCTCCGCGCCGTGGCTGTTCCACCAGTACACCGACCAGCCGCTCGATACCGACTACTGCCACCTCGGCAGCATCGCCGAACTCCGGGCCTGGGCGCTCTCCTTCGCCGCGCCCATGCCAGCTCCGGCCCCGCCCGCCCCGACCCCGCAGCCGGCGGACCGTCGGCGTCTCGACGAAGAAGTGAGGTAGGCCATGGCCCTGATGATGGGTGAGATCAAGCCAGGCTTCGGCACGAACGCCGCTGGCGCCCCGGACCCGGCGCTGACGAAGAACGCCACGGTCCTGGTCGTACCGCCGGTATGGGACACGAGCCCCGAGATCGGCTGGGGCCGCGTCTTCTACGCGTTCGGCTCCGACTTCGGCAACGTCAAGCTCCGCGTTGCCATCCACAACACCAACGGTGGCGGCGGCTGGCGCATCAACGTCATCACGGTGAAGTCCACTGACTCGGTGGCGCGGATCGACGCGTGGGCGGGCGACGACAAGATCAGCGTCTGCCGGATTCCCACCAGCCAGGCCGACACCGCCGACTCCATCCCGGTCGGCTACCGCATCGAAGCCGTCCTCAAGCCCTGACTGGAGCTCACCATGAACCGTTTCCTCCTCGACCTGGCCGAGCGCGTCGGCGCGACGTACGCGGTCGCGTTCCTCGGCCTGCTTCTCGCTGACGGCTTCGACCTCACTTCGGTCGGTGCGCTGCGGGCCGCTGCGGTCGCCGCGCTGCCGGCCGCACTGTCCGTCCTCAAGGGCGTCGTCGGGTCGTTCGTGGGTGACCCGAACAGCGCCGCGCTGCTGCCCCGACAGGGCGGGTGACACCACACGGATGGCCTCCACCCCGACCGGTCGAGGGCGGGGTGTGAGGCATGTCCGACGGCGATCTGACAGTAGGTGAGCTGGGCCGCATGGTGGGGGCGCTCCGCACAGACCTCCAGACCATGGCGGCCGGAATCAACAGCCGGCTCGACCGGGTCGTGTCCGCCGACGTGTACGCCATCCAGTCCGCTCATGTCGACCAGCGGCTCGCCGAGCTGGCCCGGGAAGTACAGTCCGCCCGCGACGACTACCGCAAGCTGGAGGAAGCGTTCGATGCGTACAAGCTGGCCGAGGCCGCCCGCCGTGAACGGGACCGGCAGGCGCGCCTGTATCAGGCGATCGTTCCGATCCTTATCGCCCTGCTGTCCGCTGCTGTCGCGGTCTGGGCGGTGACGGCGTCGTGAGCCAGCACCTGCACCGCAGGGGGATGCCTCGCGCCGAGTACGTGGGGATCCTCACTGCGCTCGTGTGCCTCGCGTTTCTGGCGTGGATGGCTGTGCAGGTGGTGCAGCTCAGCTCGTCGCTGCGGGACGCTAACGCCGCGCGGGATGTTCTCGCGCAGCAGGTACAGCAGCTGGGGCATGTGCCGGTGGCGGGGCCGCCGGGGTCTCGTGGTGATCCGGGGCAGAGCGTGATGGGTCCGCCTGGTCCGGAGGGTCCGCCGGGGCGGGATGCGCCGACGCCAACGCCAGTGCCGGGGCCATCTGGTGCGCCGGGTGCTCCCGGGCTAACTGGTGCGGCAGGGCGGCCGGGGGCTGACTCGACCGTTCCGGGGCCCGTCGGGGCGCCCGGCCAACCTGGCGCGGCTGGGCAGCCGCCGGCTAGTTGGACGGTCACGTCGGACGGGGTGACGTACACGTGCACCAGGGCGCCGGCCTTCGACCCGGCCAACCCGCAGTACGTGTGTGACAGCCCGCAGCCGTCGCCGTCGCGTGGCCCGTCGGACCCTGCGTTCCTCTCAGGCCGTCGCCGCTGATCCTACCCGCGTCCCCTGTCTGTCCTTTGGACACCCGGGTGGTCGGTCCGAACGTGCACCTGAGTGGTCCGGGTGATGCGGGCGCCCCGTCGACTTGGAGGACGGTTTGCTGCCCGGGTGCCAGACGGCGGGCTGTTGCTGCCCCAGACGCGATCGTGCGCTGTGCCGCGTCCTTGAAGGCCACGGTGACGTTGTAGTCCGCCGGGCCGCTGAGGTGCCTGTTGGTGATGGTGACCCGTGCGGTGGTGCCGGGCCCGCAGGCGGTGATCTGTACGTCGTCTGTGAGGGGCGCGGGCATGGTGGTGGTGGCGTAGGCGGTGCCGGCGGCGGCGGGTGCGGGGAAGGCGCGGCATCCGGCGAGCAGGGGGATGCTGGTGGCGATGGTTAAGGCGGCGCGGGTGCGCATGGTCCCCCCTGGGGCGTGGGTGGTCAGGGGTGGGACGGTAGCGGCGGCTGGGTGGGGGCCGTGGGCGCGTTGCCAAGCCGTGACCCTGCGCCCGGGCGCTCCGCAACCCACAATTCACAGGCAGCACGTACCGCCCGCACCCTGAACCGCCTACCCTGCTCGTAGCCACGCACTCGACCAGGGGACAACATGACCTCGACCGGAGAGCGCATCCGCTCAGCGCGCCACATGCGGCAACTGTCCGCGCAGCAGCTCGCGGACCGCGTCCACATCTCAGCCAACTACCTGTGCAAGATCGAGGCCGGCAAGCGCAACGCCAGCTCACGGATACTGCTCGCACTGGCCCAGGCGCTCCACCTGAACCCGGAGGTGTTGAGCGGCCAGCCCTACTACGGCGACGCGGAAGGCCAGGACCGCGTCCAGGCCGTCATCCCGGACCTTCGCCGGATCATGCTCTGCTACGACTCCCCGGAGGCGCTGGAGGTCGCACCCCGACCGCTCGTCGTCCTCACCGCCGAGGTCGACCAGATCTCGGCGCTCCGGCGGGACGCCCGGTTTACGCCGATGGGCCCTCTCCTCGCACCGCTCATCGCGGAGCTGACCGAGGTCGCGCTGTCCAGCAGCGGCCGTGACCAGCAGCGCGCGTTCTGGGAGTTGGCCCGGGTCTACCGCGCCGCGAACAGCCTGGCGCACAAGCTCGGCCACCACGACCTGAGTAACACCGCGCTGGAGCGCACGCGCTGGGCTGCGGATCGCAGCGGCGATCCCTTGATGCAGTTCACTGCGGCCTATCTGGTGGCTGGCGCGATGCTGCGTCAGGGAGCCTACGGGCCCGGGCGGAGGCTGCTGGAGGGACTTCGCGATGAGCTGGAGCGCCTCCAGCCCGAGCGCTCGTTCACCAGGCAGGCGCTCGCGGTCGACGGCGCCTTGGTCCTCAAGCTTGCGATGCTGGAGGCCCGCGACGGGACTCTGGAGCGCGCGGAGTCGCTGCTTGCTGAGGCGGATTGGATCGCATCCAGGGTTGGTGAGGACGTGGTGGTGCACGAGACGTCGTTCGGCCCGTCGCAGGTGCGGATCCACCGGGTCGCCGCGCTTCTTGATGTTGGCGACACTGAGCAGGCCGCTTCGCTGCCGGCGGCGTGGGGTCGCGGGGAGGGAGGCAATGGGGATTGGAGGCCTCCTGTCGGCCTCGCGGCTGAGCGGGCGTCGCACCACTTCATTGACTACTCCTCGGCGCTCTTGGCTGAGGGGCGGCGTGATGAGGCCTTCGCCGCTGTGGCTGAGGCTCGGCGGGTGGCACCTCAGCACACTCGGTTCCATCGGACGGCTCGGGACACTGTGGAGACTCTGGCCCGGTTGGACCCTCATCCGCATGAGGGTCTAGCGAGCATGGCGCGGTGGATGCTCACCTGACAGATATCTGACGGGTAGTCAAGAGCTACTGTCGAGTAGTCCCCTGGACAGTTTCTGTCCCGGGACGGCGGTTGCAGAGTGGAACGATCCCCTTACTGACCGACAGTGAGGGGATCGTTCCATGTCAACACCCACCATCGACGCCGCCAGAGAGTGGCTCGCCACGGCGGACACCGACGCTGACCACGCCTACCGATGGTGGGCCGCCCACCGTGACGGCATTGCGATCCTCCCTCTCGGCCGCGCCTTCGACGCAGTCGAGGTACCCGCCGCACTGGAACACCAGATCCTGGACGACCCAGCCATCGACGGGCCCATCATCAAGGACGACGGCATCGGCATCCTCTTCGTCCTCGTACCGCCGCACACCGACATGACCTGGGATGCATCCGTCGCCCTGTGCCGGGGCGACCTGCACTACCTGCCGATCCCCGACCCGGAGCGGCGCGGGCCTCTGGGCGTCCACTGGCTCCGACCGCCGGACGGCAGTGGCCGCCTCACCAACCCGGCCCGCCTGGCTGCCGTGCTCGCCGAGCTGGTGTCGCGGTGAAGGGCCCGATGATCGTGGAGATCGAGGACGTCATGGGGCCGGCCACGGTCAGCGGGCTCCCGGACGCCGTCACGACCCTGTGGGATTCCCTGCGGGCCCTGCCCCTCGGGAACTTGCAGTACGAGGCGTACCGCGAGTTCCTCGGTGAGGGTGCCGTCGAGCGGGTGGAGGAGTTCCTGCAGCGTGACGGAGAGCTGATGCTCTGCTTCGCGATGGACGGCCGCTCGCACGCCGTGAAGGTCCGCCCCGCGAGCGCCCGGTGAGCGACGGACGGCGGTTCGAGCCGCAGCCACATCCGGCCAGCACGGTGCCGGTCGGCCAGGACTGGGGTTACTGCGTCTGTTGCGGCCAGTACACGACTGGCGAGTTCGTCGACGTCCTCAACAACTGGTCGGACTCGGTCCGGGGGCATCTCCCGGCGCCGGCAGACAGGCAGACGCTACTCCTCACGGAAGAACCGCCAGCTGGGCACCCGGAGTCCGTGGGCAAGCCTGGCGATCATGTCAACGTCGGTCGCGTGGACACCGTTCTCAATCCGGCTGATCGTCCGGTTGTCGATGCCTACAAGCTCGGCGAGCTGGAGCTGGGTCAAGTCTCGATCCCGCCTGATCTTCCGGATTCGCGCGCCGATCTCCCATCTTTGTCGCTGGACCCAGAGCGGTAGATCATTTTCAGACACCCGTCCAAGCTGTAGGCCCTGACCTGCCCGTGTCTTTGCCACGCGTGGCAAATTTGGCGACAATCGGTCGCCACCCCATCAGCTCCTGCGGGAGCGAACGGAGCGGGCCTCGGAGGTTGCGTACCCCCCGAGGCCCGTTAGACGCCCAAGTTGGCGTCCCGCCCCGGTGCTCATTGAGCGCCGGGGCGGTTTACTGTGTACAGCAAGAGAGCCCCCCGTCGGTAGAAGCGACGGGGGGCTCTCCCGTGGTTCGACCTAGGTTGTCCTCCCCGGTCGTTCCACGGCTACGCGAAGGGGGCGTATCCGGCCGTGCCAACGTGGCCGCCCCTACGTCTTCCACTTTACTTGACGATCGAACTTTTACCAGGGCCTTAACGGGGGCATCCCGGGGCGTTGTGGACTTGTTGCGGACTCTCATGATCCAAAAGAGCCCCGAACCATGATCTCGTTCGGGGCTCCTGTGCAGGTCACTCGTGCTGTGCCCCATGCAGGATTCGAACCTGCGACACCGGCTTTAGGAGAACAGTGGAAGATCAGTACTAGGAACGGAGAGCCTGAAAGAGTCTCAGAGCGACTGAGGCAAGAGTCCGACTCTCCATCAACTCAGAGGAGCAGAGAGCCTCGGAGTGGAACGGCGATCAGGGATTGTGGACTCGTTGTGGACTCTCACGAGACGACCTGCAGTTGAGGCGGCTTAGCGCCCACCAGGGCCGCGCGCACCGACTCGACCACGTCCGCCCCAGCGTGCTGGTACAGCCAGGTGACCTTTGAGCCGCGCTCATGGCCCATGATCGCCTGGCTGTCCTTCTCCGGGACGTTCGCGTCCTTCAGCCGTGTGGCAAATCGGTGCCGGAGGTGGTGAACATGAGGCCACCACTCCATCCTGCCCGTCTCGGGGTTGGGAACCTTCCGAGCGACACCAGCATCCTGGATCGCCTTGATCCACACCCGCCGGAAGTTGTGCCTCGACAGGATGCCCCGCCGGGGCCCGACGAATAGCACCTCCTCCTCGTGGAGTTCAGCGTCGATCTCGGAGCGCGTCGCCTTGGGGTGCCACTGCTTGATCATTGCCTGCGCTGCCGCCATCGCGAGCGGCGTCAGCGGCACCGTGCGGAAGCCCGCGTTGTTCTTGGGGGCGGCCTGCCGGAACAGCTTGCCGTGGTCCTCCGAAATGACCTCAGCCACTCGCGCGGTCTGCGCGGGCAGGTTGACGTGACAGAGCCGCAGGCCGGTGTACTCGCCCCAGCGCATGCCGGTCTCGTCGGCGAAGTCCAGCAGCGGGCGGTAGTACTCCGGCAGATGCTCGCGGATAGCAGCGACCTGCTCATCGGTGGGCGGTGCGAGATCGTCGGGGTGCTTGGCCGCTGGTGCCGTCAGCTCGATGCCAAACGTGGGGTTCGTCGTGATCCGCTTGTCCAGGATGGCCGCCTGGAACATCTTCCGCATGTACTCCAGGCACTTCTTGCGGGTGTGGTACCCCTGCACACTGTTCTGCAGCCAGTCGTCCAGCTCGATGAAGCCGACAGACGCCAGCGGCCACGCCCCCCATTCGGGCTTCACATGGACCGACCACACCGAGTCCTTGCGAGTGCGGGTTGCCGGCCGCCCCTTCTTCTCCTGCGTCGGCCACCACTTCGCATGCCAGTCGGCGATCTTCATCTGGCCGCGCTTCGGGTCCAGGTAGGTGCCCTGACGGACCGTTGTGCGGACCTCGTCGAGGAACGCGTCGGCCTGCCGCTGCTTGGGGAAGTTCTTCGCCTTCTGCTTTCCGTCCGGCCCGCGGTACCTGGCCTGCCACGCCCCGATACAGTCACGCTGGGGCTTCCGGTCACCCGGGAACTCCAGCAAGCAGAGCTTGCACCCGCAGCTCTTGGCCCGCATCTGGCGCGGGTTGTTCTGCGCCCTACGAGGCAACTCGGACCCCCTCAATCGACCTCTGGGCGGGGACCCGGCACACCAGCACGGCCTCCCCGCAGAAGCAGCGTGCACCATCGGCGCGCTGTGGGATGCCGAGTTCGGTGAGAACCGCCCGGACGGCGATGAGGCTACGCCCGGGGCTGAGGCCGGCGGGGATGACGATGACTCGGGTGCGGGGAAGCCAGGGACTGCAGTTGGTGGTCGGGTTGCGGCGGTGGACGGAGATGCACATGCGTCGTCCCCTCGGGGCGTGAGGTGCCATCAGGGCAGCTGGGGGAGGACGGTGCAGCTGCGATCTCGCGGTGCCTGAGCACACGAACATAGTGCCAAGTGGGCGGTTCTGCGAGCATTTGACGGGTGCTCGGCACTGGGTGCCACACGCCCTGTGGCATATGCCAGTTATGCGAGGGGGTCTTCGACAGCGAGTGCCACCAGCTGTCGCTCGACGATCCGCTGCTCCTCAGCTGTGAGCTTGCGGTACAGCTCAAGGATCCGCTGCTCGGATTCGGGGCTGAGCGCGCCGGGTGTGCGGCGGTTCGCTGCGGCGAAGACGCGCTCACGGGGCTCGCCGATCGCGTCGGCGAGCTTGTCACAGCTGCGCCGGGATGGGACTCGGACGCCGTTCGCCCACGAGTTGACGGCAGAGATGGACACACCTGCGCGTCGAGCGATCTCGGTCTGGGTCAGTTCGGGACGTGCGTCCTGGACCCGCCGGATCAGCTGCGCGAGCGTCTCGCCCTCGTCAACCGTGTCCATGCCGCAATCATGCCGGAGAGCCTTCCACATTCACAAGCGCATCGTGGAAGGGTGGCGCAATCTCATCCACCATAGAACATGCATTCGAATACCGCCACCCCCTCTTGATCCTCCCCAGAACTACCCACTACTCCCTTGACTCACATCCACAATCCATGTAGAAATGTGAATGTCAGCAGCAACCAGCCGCCGACCACGAAACCGCGAGGTTGCCCATGTCCCTCCTGCCCCGCAAGAGCAACGGCGAGCCGCTCCGGAGAGCCATCAAGGCATCCGGGCTGTCCATCCCGAAGCTCGCCGCGGCCACCAAGGAGGTCGACGAGACCGGACGAGGCGTCAGCCACGGGGCGATCGGCATGCTCGCCAATGAGGCGGGGAAGTCCGCCCGGCAGCGCTGCCGAATCCGGACTGCATGGCTGATAGCTGAGGCCCTCAACCAGCCACTCCAGAAGCTGTTCGACATGCCAGAAGCTTCCACTTCCACAAAGGAAAGGTCAACACCCGATGAGCGTGAGCACGCTTCCGCTCCCCCTGCTTAAGCAGGCCGAGCTCGAGAAGTACTACGACGTCTCCGACTGGACCGTCAACAAGTGGGTCCGTGAGGGATGCCCGGTGGAGCGTCTCCGCAGCGGCCACCGCCGGTTCGACCTGGCCGCAGTCAAGGCGTGGCACGCCGGCGATGAGGCGGACGCGGGCCAGCAGGCCACCGCAGCCCGTTCCGCCCAGGCGCTGCTCTCGCGTCGCTCTGCCTGACCGACCCCCAGACATGGAGCAGGCCGCCCCCTGGCGCCAACCCGGGACGGCCCTGGCCCACCGAGCACTCCAGACAAAGAAGGAGGCAGGCCGTGATGACACAGCCTACTCACACCACCCAGCTCACCACCCGGCCGAAGGCCGATGCCCGCCGGCCGCAGCTCATGGCAGCGCTCGCCCTGGCGGAGACGATCGTCGCGTTCGGCGAGCCCGTCCCCCATGACGTCCACCTGCACAGCACCCGCAACGGGGTGAGCGTGGACATTCACCTGTACAACACCATCCCGGGGGTGCTCGCCTACCAGGCCCGGTTCGGCGGCATCATCCACCAGGAGCTGCGGGTCGACTCGGGGCGGGTGCGGCTTCACACGGAGTTGTCCGGTCTGGTGTACGACGGTCAGTTCCGGGCGTACACGCAGACGGTGCTGTCGGAGCGGGAGTTGGCGGCGTGGTTCGTTGGGGATCACGGTGATCCGGCGGACTGGGCGGTTGAGACGGCGGCGGCGTACCGGCTGGCGATCGCTGCGTGCCGGGCGGAGGCCGCCCGATGAGCGCCGAACCGCTGCCGTCCGAGCAGTTGGAGGAGATCCGCGCCCGCCACCAGGCCGCCACCTCGGGCCACTGGTACCTCAACCGGGGCTCCTACGACGACCCGAACTTCGTCGTCGCTGAGCACCACGGTTACGCCCGCGGCATCGCCTCGATGGACTTCGGCGTAGGCGACGAGGCCAGCGCGGACCGGGAGTTCGTTCTCAACGCGCACTCCGACATGGCCGCGCTGCTCGCTGAGGTGAAGCGCCTGACGGCCCGTGTCGCCGAGCTGGAGCCCCCGACCGGGGTGTGCGGTCACGAATCGCCGCACGGTCGCCGGTGCGACCTGCAGGCCAGCCACCTCGGGCACCACCAGATGACGGGTGACAACAGCGCGACGCACTCCTGGATGCGCTCGTGATCGGGCACGCGCTGCTGGTCTGCGCTGCCGTGTCCGCCGTGTCCCTGACGGTCGCTGAGGCGCTCGGAGCGCTCACCCGCCGGACCTACCGCTTCCTGACCCGCAAGGAGAGCACCCGATGAACGACTCCCGCATCCTCTCGTTCTGGACGGCGAAAGCCACCGCCGAATCCGGCCCCAACCCGAGGGTCCTGAGCATCTACCCGCAGGGCGAGTTCAACGGCACCGAAATCCAGTTCATGGCCCCGTCCAACATGCCGCTCGACGAGCAGCTCGCCGGAGCAAACCGCGTGTTGGCGACGGTGCAGCTGTGGCGGGACGGGATCGCCCAGGAGATCGAGCGTAAGAGGACCGCCGAGGACGAGCTGACGGAGGCCCGGGCCCGCATCGCGGAGCTGGAGAAGGCCGCCGCAGGGAGCGATGCCCGATGAGTACCCCGACCCCAGCCGAGCGCCGCGCGGCCCTGATCATCGCCAACACGGTCGGCACCCCCGACGAGATCGCCGCCGCCCTGAGCGCGGCCGGCCTCCTCGCCCGCCCGGCCGTTGAGATCGCGGGCCCGTACCCGATGTACGTCCGCACGACCGGCCTCGGCGCCGCCGTCGACGTGCACCCCCTTGCCGCCGCCCTGTTCCGGGCCCACGCCGCCGAGTTCACCGAGGACCCCGACGGAGTCGGCGAGGAGCTCACCGCCATTGCCGACGCGTCCGGCCCGGCGCTGGACGCCCTGCTCGACGAACTGCTCGACCGCCTCGGCGGCACCGAGATGCGGTACGGCGCAACGGCCGCCCGCGCCCTGGCCACCCGGATCACGGCTGCGGCCGGCCCCGTCTTCCCCCACCAGCAGGACAGGAGCGCCGCCTGATGAGAATCCAGACCCGCCGCCACATCGACGAGCAGGCCCGCGCCATGAGCCTCCTCCGCGCCGACCTCCGCGAGACCCGCGCACACGCCGCCCAGCTCGCCGCCGACCTCACCAAGACCCGACAGCGCGCTGACCTGGCCGAGGCCGAGGCGGTCATCGCCCGGGAGTCCCTCACCAAGGGCCACGGGGAACTCCTCGCCGCGAACCAGCGCCTGCGCATCGCCAACCGCGAGCTGCACAAGCAGGTCAACAACGCGATGGGGTACGGCCCCGCCGAGCAGGCCGTCATCGACGCGGGCGGGGAGCAGGCCCTGGCCGCCGCCGAGCGGGCCGCCCGCGCCGAACTGGCGAAGGCGGTCACCGAGTGACCATCACCTCGTCGGCCGGGGCGACCACCGCCCCGGCCCCCGGGCCACACGCCCGCCGCCTGGCCCTCCGCCAGCACCTCCTCGACACCATCCGCCGCGAGGGCGGCGAGTGGACCGTGGGCCGCGCCAAGCCGGTGTTCCGCCAGTTCCTCCGCTCTCACACCTACCGCGCCACGATCCGCCGCCACCTGGCGCGACTCGCAGTCGAGGGACACCTCAACCGACACGGCGACGGAACCCCGCGCCGCTTCTACACCTACCGCGAGACAGGGGGAAGCTGATGACCACCGTCGCCACCACCACAACTGCCGGGCGCCGCGTCACCCCCACCGCCCGCCTCATCCTCCCCGCCGACGCCGACCGCGCCGACTGGCTCACCGCCCGCCGCCAAGGCATCGGCTCCTCCGACCTCGCCGCCATCCTCGGCCTCTCCTCGTACGGCAACGAGCTGACGGTCTACTACGACAAGCGCGGCGAACTCCCGCTGGAGAACGACGACTCCGAGCCCGCCCTGTGGGGCCGGTCCCTCGAGGACAACGTCGCCCGCGAGTGGGCCCGCCGCAACCGCACCTTCGGCCGCCGCGTCGGCCTGGTCGCCAACATCGAGCGGCCGTGGCAGATGTGCACCCTCGACCGGCGTGTCCTCCAGTGCCCGATCAACCAGGGCGAGCAGTGCGCCCTTGAGATCAAGTGCCGCCACCAGATGAAGGCGCCGATGTGGCGGCGTGGCTGCCCGGATGACGTCCTCGCGCAGACCCTCCACCAGGCCGACGTGTGCGGCTTCGATCACATGCACGTCGCGGTGCTGATCGGCGGCAACGACTACCGGCAGTTCACCGTGCGGGTCGCCGACCACGCCCAGCTGGTCCTGGACCTGCGCGCGGCCGCCGGCGACCTGTGGGCCCGCATCCAGACAGGCCGGCCGCCGGTCATGTCCGCCGACGCCGACCCGGGGCCGCTGCTGGACCTGTATAAGCGGCTGCACCCCGAGCGGTCCGGCACGGTGCACATCGACCGCGACGAGGACGCGCAGGACGCCCTCGCGGACTACCTCGACGCGTGCGCCACCGCCACTGCCGCCGACAAGGCGAAGAAGGCAGCGCACGCCCGCATGTTGGCGGCGCTCGGCGGCGCCGAGATGGCCGTGATGGGCGACCGCCCCGCGTACTCCATCGAGCAGTCCAGCCGCGAGACGACCGATGTGAAGCGGCTCCGGGAGCGCTGGCCCGAGGCGTACGAGGACTGCGTCACCGACAAGACCCACGACCGGCTGTCCATCCCCGCTTATGTCCGCAAGGAGCACGCCCGATGACGACCCCGACGCTGGCGGAACGCGCCGCCGCGAAGGCCGGCCGCACCGACGACAGCCCCGCCGCTGAGCCGGAGCTGACCACCTACCAGCCCGAAACGATCCCCGATCTCGGCCAGTACGAACCCGGCGACGGCGACCCGGACATGATCCCCGTGCACCTTGCGTGGCTCCGCGTCCGCCGCGACGTGCGAGGCATCGCCAAGGGCGAGCAGTACAACGCAGCCGGCACCCGCTACAACTTCCGAGGCGTCGACACGGTCGTCAACGTCTTCGGGCCCCTGACGCTCAAGCACGGCGTCAGCGTGCTGCCCGTGGCTGTCGAGGCGGAATACCGCGACACCACCACGTCCAAGGGCAACAAGATGCGCGAGTGCACCGTGCGCGTCACCTGGCAGATCATCGGCCCGAAGGGCGACACCCTCACCGCGCAGTCGCAGGGCGAGGCCCTCGACTCCGCGGACAAGGGCACCGCCAAGGCCCAGTCCGTCGCGCTGCGGGTGCTGCTGCTGACCGGCGGCCTCACGCCCACCCACGACAAGGACCCAGACGCCTCGCACGTCGACCGCGGTGAGGCCCCGATCCGCCCCGCCGCGTCGTACCTCGACGAAATCGCCAACCCGGACACCAGTATTGCCCGCCTCCGGCAGATCCACGTCGAACTGCAGCAGACCCGACAGGTCGGCGCGCTGGTCACCAACGAGGTCGGCGAGCAGGAGCAGATCGGCGCGATGGTCGCCCGCATCGGCAGGGAGCGCACTGCTGGCGGTGCCCAGTGACGACCGTCGCGATCCCCGCCGAGCAGTTCGCCCATGGCGACCACCGCCGCTACGGCCGCGGGTGCCGCTGCACCACCTGCACGACGGCCCAGGCCCGCTACCGCAAGATCCTCGAATACCGGCGCCACACCGGGAACCCCGGCCGAATCCCGGCCACCCGCGCCGCCGCCCACATCCGCGCGCTCCGCCTCGCAGGCATGGACGACACCGCGATCATGCGGGCCGCCCAGATCGGCGGCGACGCCCTCTACCGCGCCGCCGACGCCGAGACCCGCATCAACCGCGCCACCGAAACCAGCATCCTGGCCGTTCCCATCCCGCACGGCACCCCCTCCGTCATCAGCTGCGCGAACACGGACGCCACTGCCACCTGGCGGCGCCTCCAAGCCCTCGCCCGGGCTGGCTGGCCCGCCACAGTCCTCGCCGAGCGTCTCGGCTGCACCCCCCAGAACGTCGGGCTCCTGCTCCGCCAGACCGGCACCGGCAAAGTCCACCTGCACACCGAGCAGCAAATCCGCGATCTGTACATCAACTTGTGGCACCAGCGGCCCGAAGCCCACGGCGTCCCCGGCTGGATCGCGGACCGTAGCCGCCGATACGCGGCTTCCCGCGGGTGGCACCCCGCCGGGGCGTGGGACAACATCGGCGACCCGAACGAGCAACCCCAGTACGGCAGGCGGGCAACGCGGGTCGACGCGGTCGTCGAGGACACCGCCGAGCTCGCCCGGCAGGGCCTCAACCGCGAAGCGATCGCCGAACGCCTCGGCATCAGCTGGAACGCCGTCTGTGCGGCTCACGCCCGCGCCGACCTGTCGGTCCCGGAGATCGCCGGATGACCGTCACCTGCGGCGTCCCTCGCGGCCCGCACCCCGGCCGCCACCGCCGGACACCCCGAACCACCCACCACACCCATGGAGCCCCGGTGAACGTCGCGACCATCACCCACACCATCCAGGCCGCGCTCGGCCCCGAAACCGTACAGGCCCAGCCCGCCACACCCGGCCTGTACGTCTACGAGATCCCCGCCAACGTCGACCGCGACGCGCCGTGCCGCTGGCGCCTCGGCCACCACTCCGGCCTCCTGCTCGCCGCCTACCCGACTGCCGAGGATGCCCATCAGGGCGCCGCCGCCGTCGCGGACTGGACCGACTGGACGCAAGACACCGACGTGATCTGCGCCCGCGTCATCGGACCGGACCGAGACGAGTACGCCTCCCGCGACCTGTGGGACCGCGTCGCCACCAGCGGCGGCCATTTCGCGAACTGTGCGCACCCGGCCTGACCGCTCCACCCCTTACGTCCCGGGGCGGGGCCGGCCTCAAGCCCCCCGCCCCGGGCCACCAACCACCACCAGACCGCACCACCGAGAGAAGGCACTGTGACCCTCGACGCCATGTACTGGGTGTGGCTGCACTCCCAGTCCAAGGGGACCGGCCGGCACTGCCTGCTCGCCGTCGCCAACAAGGCGCCCGGGGCCGACTGCTCAGCATCCGTCAGCACCGCCGAGTTCATGCAGTGGTCAAACGCCGCCAAGTCCTCGGTCGTCACCGCAGTGGACAAGCTCCTCGAGTCCGGCGAGTTGAAGATGCTCGCCCCCGCCAGTGGGAGCCGCGCGGCCGTGTACGCGCTGCCCCTCGCCGTCGGGCACAGGCGACCCCAGCGCGGATCTCTTGGTACGGAAACCGGACCAAGAGAGGAACCCTCTCGGTACGGAAACGAGACCGAGAGCCCCGAGGCAGGGTCCGGAAACCGGACCGAGACGGATAAGCCTCTTGGTCCGGAAACCGGACCCCATGGGTACGGAAACCGGACCAATAAGGGTCCGGAAACCGGACCCCTCTACCAACCCACTTCCACCAAGGGTGGATCGATCGAACGAACGGCACCCGTCGGCCCGCTCATCCCCGCCTTCGCCAACGACCTCGTCCGGCAAATGACCGCCGCTGGCATGGCCGTCACATGGGGCCTCGGCGAAACCGAGTGGTTCGCAGTCCACTCCCACATCAAGCGCTGCGGCGTGCCGTTCATGGTCGCCTTCACCCGCGACCGCTGGAACCACAACAACCCGCCGAAGACCGCCCGGTACCTCACCCGGATCTGGCAGCAAATGCCCGACCTCCCCCAAGCAGCCGAGCCCGAGCCAGGCAGCACCCTGCCAGCCCTCCGAACGGCTCCCCTCCCCAGCGGCCCGCCCACCCAGAACCAGATGAAGCGGTCGTTCTTCGACGACGCCGCCCGCGCCCTCGCCCCGGGAGAGACCGCATGACCCCCGACCAACTCCCCACCTTCCTCAAGCAAGTCAGCCTCGCCGACCCCCGACTCCTGCCCGGCGACCCGGCCGAAGCCATGGCCATGGCCGCCCTCTGGGCCGTCGCCCTCGCCGACGTCGACCTCGAGTTCGCCCTCAACGCCGTCGGCCGGCACTACGCCAAGAGCCCCTTCCAGGTGAAACCCGCCGACGTCGCCGACCAATGGCGCATCCACGTCAAAGACCGGGCACAGCGATACGTCGACCCCGTCCCCACCGCCGACCCCGACGACCCCATCGCCTACAACGCCGAACTCCTCGCCACCCGCCAAGTAGCCGTCCAAACCGGCCACATCCCCCGCCCACGCACCGCCATCGGCCCAGGCGCCCCCGAAATCGCAGCACTCGCCTACGAAGAAGAAGACCTCAGCGCCATGCGCCTCGAGGGCGACCTCAAACGCATGTGGGAAGGCGTAGGCGCCCAAGCCCACGCCGAAAACAAGCGCCGCCGCGGACTCGTCCTCGCCCACGAAGACCTCGCCGAACGCCTCGCCAAAGCCCCGATCAACATCCGGCCCGAATGCTGGACCGGCTTCGTCCCCCAAGAGCTCGGCACCAGCGGCATCAACCGCTCCCCGATACGCCGGGCCCTCGCCGAGCTCGTAGCCGAAGCCGAACGCCGCGCCGCCTGAGCAGCCACCAGCAGCCGTGCGCAACGCCAGACCACCCCAACCAGGAGCCAGAGGATGACCGACACCACCGCCCGCGACTTTCCGCCGAACGGCGGCCACGACCAGTACTGCGCCTACGTCGGCGGCATCAGCCAGCGCTGCACCTGCGGCCCCGACGAAGCGTCCGGCGCGTTCGACGGCGAGAAGTACCCGGCCGCGATCGGCGTCTACTGCGACCACTGTGGCACCGAGGTGCGCAACGACTTCGTGGTCAGCGATCGCACTACCAGGCCCGAGCGGTTCGAGATCGCCCGCGACCACCTCCGCCGTACTGCGGGCTGGTCCTGCACCGAGGCCGGCGACTTCTGCCCGGCCTGCGTCGCCGCCCGCACCACCACCGCCCTGGAGGGCTGACGTGACCACCACCCCTGAGCGCCCGGCCTGTGAGGGCGCAGACACCGGGCAGTGCAAGATCCCGCCCACCTGGAAGGTCCGGCAGCGCGGTGACTCCTGGGAGCGGAACTGGTACACGGCCTGCGCCCTGCACCTGCACCGGATCGCCGCTCAGCACGACGACGACGCCGTGCTCGACCTCGTCCGCATCCGCTTCAACACCTGAGGAGACCGACGTGACCACCACCCCGCTCACCGACCAGCAACTCGCCGACACCATCAGCGAGGCGCTCGCCGAGATGCACACCGCCATTGAGGGCATCGTCCGGCTGTTCCAGCAGCGCTGCCCCGAGGGGTTCGACGCTTCGGACGTCGCGGCCGCGATCGTTGACGCGTGCTCGGACGAGCTCGGCCCGCTGTACCGGGACCGCGCCGAGTTGGGCCGGGTCCGCGCCGAACTCGCCACCGCGAAGGGCCGCATCAACGCCGTCCTCGCTCTCGACTTCGCCGACAGAGAGCAGCTGGAGCAGATGGACCCCGAGCAGTACCACCACGCCGACGGCTACGGCGACGCGATCTGGGCCGTCCAGATGATCCTCACCGACCCCGCTGCCCCCGCTGCTGCTGTCCCGTCTGCCTGACCCGAAAGGACCCGCGATGACACCGCCCCGCATCGGCAGCCTCTGCACCGGCTACGGCGGCCTCGACATGGCCGTCCAGGCCGTATACAGCGGCACCGTCGCCTGGCACGCCGACATAGACCCCGGCGCGTCCGCGATCCTCGCCCACCGCCACCCGCACATCCCCAACCTCGGCGACATAACGGCCGTCGACTACGCCCAGGTCGAACCCGTCGAGATCCTCACCGCCGGGTTCCCCTGCCAGGACGTCAGCGTCGCTGGTCAGCGCGCGGGCATCGCCGAAGGCACCCGCTCCGGGCTGTGGCTGCACGTTGCCCGCGCAATCCGAGAACTTCGGCCATCCCTGGTCGTCATCGAGAACGTGAGAGGTCTCCTCAGTGCCCGAGCCGATAGCGACATGGAGCCCTGCCCGTGGTGTCTGGGAGATCACGGGGGGGCGGAGAGCATCCTCTGCGGGCACTTGGCGCTGTTCTCGCAGACCTGGCCGGCCTCGGGTTCGATGCGGAGTGGCGTGGTGTACCCGCCTCCGCCGTCGGAGCCGCCCACGAACGCTTCCGGGTCTTCATCACCGCATGGCCTGCCGACGCCCCGAGCCCGGGACTGGAAGGACGGCGGGAAGGACGGCCTTCACGAGCAGGTACGCAAGCTGTTCCCCACCCCGCGGGCGTCGGACGGGGAGAAGGGCGGCCCGAACCAGCGCGGCTCCAAGGGCGACCTCGCGTTGCCCTCGGCGGTGGCGCAACTCCTGCCGACACCTCGGACGTCGGACAGTCACGGGGGGGGCAGCACGGTGATGGAGGCCCCGACCTGCGAACCGCCATCAGCGGCCTCGCTGCTGCCGACGCCCACGTCCAACCTGGCGATCAACGGGGGAACGCAGCACCCGGCGAAGCGCAGAGCGGGCGGCCATCAGCCGTCGATTGCGGATGTGATCGAGCACCTTGGGGCCGCTACGCCGCCGCCGTCCACCGGTGGGAAGCAGTGATCGGTCGTGCCGCTCCGTCGCCGACCAATGAGCGGGGCAGGTTGGCGCCGCCCTTCGTCGAGTTCTTGATGGGGCTTCCGGCGGGCTGGGTAACCGAGGTTCCCGGCCTGTCCCGTACCGCCCAGTTGAAGGCCCTCGGCAACGGCGTCGTGCCGCTCCAGGCCGAGGCTGCCCTCCGCCTGCTCCATCAGCAGGCCGCCGCCGCCCAACTGCCTGCCCGTGCCGCTGCCTGACCCCGCCACCACCCAGGAGAAGACCATGGCCCGCACCCCGAGCCCCTGGACCGAGTACAGCGACTGCCCCACCTATGACCGCCCCGTCGCGGTCTACAACCCGAAGGACGGCGACGGGTCCATCCGCATCACCCGCTGGCACAAGCGCTGGGACCCGGACGGCTACGGCCAGTGGTGCCGCGCCGAAGTCGACTACGGGCAGCCCGGAGTGGACCTCCGCAGAACCCGCCTCCCCGCCGCCTGATCTGCCCGGCCCACCCCGACAACCCAAGGAGCCCCGCATGCCTGACCGCTCTGAGCCTCCGCCGACCCCCGGCGACGACCCCATCCCCTGCTGACCGTCCACCCCTGCCGGCCGCCCAACCTGGCGGCCGGCCCCCACCCCGGAGGAGCACCGATGTTCACAGTCACCGTCCCCCTCGACCGTGAAGCCGCCCGCGAGCGCCTGGCCGCCAAGCGCAGCATCAACGCCGCCAAGAGGCTCTCCGCCGAACTCCGCACCGCAGCCGCCGAGGAACCGCAGCTCGCCAGCCTGCTGACCGCCATCGCCACCGAGATGGACGACTACCTCGACACGCACGTTCAGGCCACCGGCACCGAGCAGGACCCGGCCGTCTGGCAGGCCGCCCTCGCGGTGGCCCGGCAGATCCTCGGCGGTGCGTCGTGATGTGGCTGCTGATCGCCGCCGTCGTCGCCGTCCTGGTGCTGCTGCTCGTCGCCGGCCTGTGCCGCACCGCCGCCCGAGCAGACCGCACCGCCGAGCGTTGGCGGGACGAGCGGTGACCGCCGCCCAGCTCGCCGCCCTCATCGCCGCCAGCGCGCTCACCATCGCCGCCCTCGCCTGGGACCTGCACCGGCTGCCCGGCCGGCTGATCACCCGCCAGGCACGGGCCTTCGCCGAACAGACCGCCGTCGACCTCGCGTTCGCCACCATCACCGCCCACTACGAGGAGCCCAACCCGTGAGCACCCCGGCCCCGGCCCGCCTCGGCCAGCCGTTGACCGACCGCGAGGTCCAGGTGCTGCGAGCAGCGGCCAACGGCCTGCCGAACGCCCAAATCGGCACGCACCTGTTCCTCACCACAGACACCGTCAAGTCCCACCTCGCCCGCACATACAAGAAGCTCGGCGCCCGCGACCGCGCGCACGCCGTCGCCCTGGGGCTACAGCAGGGCGTCCTGACGCTCCGGGACGTCCGGCCGACCATCGGGCCGCCGCCCCCCGTCCAGGGCGCCCCAGCGGCCGTACAGCGAACCCGGCACCTCCTCGCCGACTGGCGCCGGTCCGGACCCCCACCCCGGGCCCACCTCATCGCCCACTGGTGGGACCACAAACTCACCCAACTCGCCACCGCCATCCAGGACCCAAAGGAGCCCACACCGTGAACCTCACCCTCGCCGACCTGTTCGACCCGGCCGACCTCACCGCAGCGATCGACGCAGGCCACGTCACCCGCAAGACCCACCCCACCCAGCCCCTGTCGATCTACACGTACACCGAGCGCTGCCAGTACGGGAACATCTGGACCCCCGTCACCATGCAGTGCCGCGGCCTCATCGCCCACAACGAGACCGGCCGGATCGTGGCCCTCCCGTTCCCGAAGATCTTCGTCACCGCAATGCACGGCGCCCACGACTTCGCGCCAGCCCTGCCAGCCGAGCCGTTCGAGATCTTCGACAAGGCCGACGGCTCCCTGGCGATCGTCTACCACCACGACGGCCAGTGGCACGCCGCGTCGAAGGGCTCGTTCACCTCCGAGCAGGCCCAGTGGGCGCAGGCCGTGATCGACCGCTCCGATACCAGCCAGCTCGACACCGGCCTCACGTACCTCGCCGAGGCGATCTACCCCAGCAACCGCATCGTCGTCGACTACGGCACCCGACAGGAGTTGATGCTCCTCGCCGCGTATCGGCCCGCTGACGGCACCGAGGAACTCCTCTCGGCCATTGCCCCCGACTGGGCGCCGATAGGCCCCGTGGTCCGCACCTGGGGCCTTCACTCGGACGTGACGGAGCTTGAGAAGCTCGCCGCCGCAGACACCACCCTCGATGGTGACCGCGCCAGCGGCATGGATGCGGAGGGCTGGGTCATCCGCTTCGAGTCCGGCATCCGGACGAAGCTCAAGCTCTCCTCGTACCTGACGCTCCACAAGCTGTACACCGGCACGAACGAGCGCACTGTGTGGGAGGCGCAAGCCTCTGGCCACGACCTGGCGACACTCTTCGACCGGGTGCCGGACGAGTTCCGCGACTGGGTTGACCAGGTGGCGGCCCGTCAGCGGTCGGCGGTGGCCGAGTTCATCGCCGACGCGGAGACGGACTTCGCTGCGATCCCGGCCGGCCTGGACCGGAAGTCGTTCGCGACGGAGGCGGTCAAGTCCCGCCGTGCCGCTGCCCTGTTCCGGCTGTACGACGGTCGCGACGTCGCCGACATGGCGTGGAAGTCCATCAAGCCGCGCGGCGACGTCCCGTTCAAGACCGATGAGGAGTCGGCCTCGTGACCCGCGAGCACTCGCCCCGGCCCGGCGCCACCTGGGAAACCACCATCCACCGCGCCGAGACCGTCATCCAAGACGACCCGCTCGACTGCCGCTACTGCGGCGTCCACGCCGACGAGCACGGCCACCGCTACCACCACCGCATCGGCCTCCACCACTGGCACCCCATGACGCTGGACCAGTTCCGGGAGCTGCACGGGCAGCCGATGCCGAGCACGGCCACCGTCGACACCACCGTGACCGCCCAGCCCGATCCCGCGCCGAACCGCGCCAACCGCCGGGCCCAAGCCCGCGCCAACCGCCAGAAAGGCCACCGATGACCGACACCCTCGACACCCTGGTCGACCGCGCTGCCCGCGGTGTCCTGCTCCGCTCCGAAGGGCCCGCGCTCAGGGCCGCTGTCGCCGAGCTGCGCGCCGAGCTGGGTCGCCTGCGCGAGGGCGAGGAGCCGTACGACGACGACGAGTGGCTCGTCCCCACTCCCGCACAGTGGATCTGGCGGTGGAACCGCGCCACCCCCGCCGAGCGGCTGGCCCGAGCAGAGCGGGTCATCGCCGACTGGTCGGCCGCGCTGGCACTGCGCCTCCAGAACCAGCGGGTCAACGCGATCACAACCAGCTGGGGAGAGATGACCGTCGAGATGCACCAGTACCGGGCGCGCGCCGAGCAGGTCGAAGCCCAGCTCGCCGCGGTCCGGGCGCTGCACCACGACGACTACGGCCTCTGCCACGCCTGCACCGGCAGCCACGGCGTCCCGTGGCCATGCCCGACGATCGCCGCCCTCGACGGCCCGAAAGCCCCCGCTGAGGTCAAGTCCATGCCGCTCATGGCCGTGTCCCAGGAGGACGTGGCGGACTGGGCGCCGGTCGGCTTGCCCCGCCAGCCCGCCGCTCCGACACTGGCCGCCATGGCCGAGCTGGCCGCCGCCGCACGGGCCGAGTACGACGCCGAGCGACGGCAGTTGGAGACCGCGATCACAACGACTGTCCAGAAGTCCGGGCTGGCCATCGTGCGCACCGACCCGGTCGAGCAGGTCGCCGCACACCCCGCCGCGATCCATCGGCTGCGGACCGAGATCTTCCAGTGCAGCGCGCCTTCCCGCCAGCCGGGACAGATCGGCCGGCTTACCGACCTGCCGGTCATCCCCGACGACACCGTGCCGCCCGGCGAGATCCACCTCCGCCCGCACCCGCGCCCCGACGACGCCCGCTGAGGCCCGTCAGGACAGCACGAAGGAGACACATGCCCAGCGACAACAGCTCAGACGCCAACGCCGTAGGAATTGGCAGAACGGTCGCCTTCGCACTCGCGGCTCTCGACCTCGACGTCGTACAGCGCACCACGATCCGGCGCCTTCTACCCGTAGGAACGACCAGAAGGAGTGGACCGGGCAGGGCCGAGGCGCGGAGGCGGAAGGGAGACACCCAGGGGTCCGTCAACAGGACCAGCGAGACGTTCGGCATTCGACTCAAGAAGTTCGAGGACCGGGGATGGATAGCGAGGGACGGAGTCCTGCTCCGAGTCATCAACCGTGCTGCCCTGCTCGATTGCGCGCTCGGAGGCCAGCAAGACACTCCGCTGCCCCTGCTCCAAGTCGCCGAGACCATCGAGGAAATTAGGCGCGACCAGCGCAATCGCGAAGTGCTGGCATTGTCCGGGCTCATTGAACAACGCCGACGCGAGCTACAGGCGTTGGCCCGGTTGATGCAGGAACCCGTGACGGGCCAGCACCGATCCGGAATCAGATCTGTGCGAATCACTCACAAGCCGCCGCTCATCTGAGACAGCACGAAGGGGCGCCCCCAGCTCGCCAGCCCATGGGACGCCCCACACGGTGCCAACCACAGTACGCCCAGCACCAGGAGAAGCACCGTGCACACCACCGCTACCCGTGCCAGCCTCCAGGCCAAGCACACCCGCTACCGCCGGGCCCACGGCGGCACCGCCACCACCACGCCCGAGCGGGCCGCCACCCACATCGCAGGACTGCGCCGAGAGGGCATGACCGACCTCGAGATCCGCGCTGCCGCCCGGGTCGGCGTGGCCACGTTCTACCGCGCGGTCGGCGAGCAGGGCCCGATCACCCGGACCAGTGAGCGCCGCATCCTCACCGTCACCCCGCCGACCGCCCGCACGGCCCCGTGCAGTACCGCGGGCGTCCCCCCGCACGGCACCCGCCGGCGCCTCCAGGCCCTCGTGCACGCCGGCTGGCCGCCGCCCGTCCTCGCCGCCGCCCTCGGCCGGCACGTCCAGCACGTCCACGAGCTGCTGCACCGCGAGCGGGACCAGGTGTCGCTCCGCGTCGAGGCGGCCGTCCGCGCGCTGTTCGCGGAGCTGTGGGACCAGCAGCCGGAGCAGCACGGCGTCCGGCCAGCCGCTGCGACCCGCGCCCGGGCGCTCGCCACCCGGCACAGCTGGCACTCCGACGTCGTCTGGGACAACCTCGACGACCCCAACGCCCAGCCGCAGTACGGGACGGAAACCTCACGCCAGCAGGCCGTCATCGAAGACACCGCCGAACTCGTCCTCGAGGGCCTGTCACGCGAGGGCATCGCCGCCCGGTTGGGCATCCAGTGGGACGCGATCCGGCAGGCCCACCGCCGCGCCGGCGTCGACGTCCCCCTCATCCACGAATGACCACGCCCTCGAGACCCGCCAGCCCACCCGGTAAGGAGAGCCCCCGATGACCGACAGCGCCTACCTCACGCAGGTGTTGCACCAGCTCGAGCAGACCCGGCAGCAACTCCGCGCTGCTGAGGACGAGCTGGCCGTCTGGCGGCAGCGCGCCGCGACCCGACCGGTCGAGACGCACCAGCTGACCCAGCCCGAGCTGACGGTCCGCATCATGACCCCGCCGCCGCCCACCTGCCCCGACTGCCAGCACCCCCGCCACCGCGGCTACGACTGCCAGATGCTGGCCGACTTCATCGAAGCGACGGAGCGCGCCTTCCTGTGGGGCGTGGACCAGGGCAGCGTGCAGGACCTTGACGGCGCAGTCTTCGCCCCGCCGCCCAGGCCGTGACAGCGCGAAGCCCCCGGCAGAACCGGGGGCTTCAGCGCGGGCCCCGAGAGACCTTGACCGCCAAGGCGGTGCCGGCGTGCGCGTCTTGCCGTGGCACCACCGTACTCCGAGGGTGCGTTAACCGTCGGCCGCGGCCTTGCGCTCGGCGTCGATCCGGTCGGCGATCTTCCGGGCCCACTCGCGGCTGAACGGGGTGTGCTTCGCGACGGTCATGAGCGGCACGCCGGCTGTTCGGGCGTCAGCGATGAGCTCCTCGAGCACGATTCGGGTCTTGTCGTGGGCGGCGCTGGCTCGGTCGAGCCTGCGGAGCCAGGTGGCGGTCTCGTCGGGATCGGGCTTGGTCATAGGTGCATGGTCCCACGGGTGACCGCCAACTGACTAGGCAGACCCGTTCAAGATTTACTGCCAACTATGTTGCACTCGCGGCCCATCCTCCCCCATACTGAGAGTGCCAAGAAAGTTGGCAGCCAAAACGAGGAGGACGCCATGCGGAACACGGCCAACGAGACCGAGACCCAGACCACCCTCCGCATCATGCGCGCCATGGACCGCCAGCAGCCCATCACCATCACCTACCTCAAGGCCAACGGCGACCAGACCGTCCGCACCATCGAGACGTACGCCATCGAGGTCTCCAACGCCGGCGACATTCTCCTCAAGGTCATGGACCGCGAGTCCGGCGACCGCCGCACCTTCCGTCTCGACCGCATCGCCGCCTACACCGTGCACCGCAGCGCCTACCTGCTGGCCCGCCCGGCCGACGCGAAGCCCGCCACCCCGAAGGCGTTCTGCACCTCCTGCTCGTACCTGTGCGAGGCCGACGAGCTCGCCGCCGGGCCGTCCGGTGACCCGCACTGCTCGGACTGCGTGGCCACGTTCGCCGAGTCCAGCCTCTACCTCGCCTGACCGCCCTCAGCCCACCGCCCGCGCACCACCCTCCGATCGGAGACTAGCTATGGCCCAGAACATCGCCGAGTGCGGCACCTGCGGAGAGACGAACTTCTGCAACTGGTATGGCAAGGACGCCCCGAAGGACAGCTATGGGCGCATCGACCGTGACTACATGGACAGTAACCCCGTCGCCTACTGCTCCGAGGAGTGCCGCGACAAGGCTGATGCTGTCTCTGCCACTCCGGAGGCCGTTGCCCGACCGACCCAGTACACCGTCAACTGCCTCGCCGAAGACGGCATCGACAGTCACGTCTTCGCGATCACGGTGGAGTACCGAGGCCGGGACCTGTGGGCCGTGAAGCGCCACGGCGAGAACCTCGGCGCTGACGGGACTTGGGACTACGAGTCGACGCCGTCCAACCGCGAGGACGAGTGGCTGGCCACTCACCGGTTCGATCTGGACACCGCGCTGCGCCTCGCCAAGGAAGCGGCTCCGCGCGTCACCGTGAACGGTTTCACGGTCGCGGACGCGCTCCGCATGCAGGCCAAGCGTTCCACCTGACGCCCTGCCCGGGTGCGTGTCCCGTACGCGCACCCCACGAGGCACTCAGCCCGCCCGCCCAGCGAAGGGACCGCCATGCCCAACCCCGACGTCTCACGCGAGGTCACCTACATCGGAGGCCCCTGGGACGGCCAGACCCGATGGGAACCGAAAGCGTTTTGGCCACCGGCGAACCAGATGGTGAACGAGGCCGGCGGCATCACCGGCGCGTGGCCGGACATGTGGCCGGCGGACGAGCCGCGCTACATGCCGGAGATCACCGACGGCTGCCAGGTCCGCATGGTCTGGGCCGCACCCAACGACGCGCACGCCCCGGCACTGATCCCCCGTCCGGAGTCGACCAAGGACTACGGCGACTGCGACTGACCGCACACCACCCCGGAGGACACCATGCCCCAGCCGTCGCCCAGCAGCCCCGTAGCCATCGCCGCCCAGGAAGACCCCGGTGTGCAGGCCGCGATGCGCCAGATCGCCGTAGGAGCCGAGGAGCTGCACCGGGCGCTCGAAGCTCTCGGTGTCACCACTCCGCGCCTGTCGGGTGTGCTGCCGCGCCTCGGTCCCATCCTCACCGCGCAGGCCATCCAGCAGGGCCGCGACCGCACCTGATCCACCCCAGTCCGGTCCGGCGGCCGGTGACACCACCCGGCCGCCGGACCACCAACCCGACCCCATGCACCACCGCCAGAGAGGACCACCCCATGCAGGTCTGGACGCTCATGAAGGGCGAGATACACGAAGGCGGCTCGATCGTCGGCATCTACGCCGACCGAGACCTCGCCCGAGGCCACTCGGATAAGCCCCAGGGGGGCCCGGTACTGCCGGGAATGCGAACGCGCCAGGAGCGTGAAGCGTTCACAGAAGACCCGAACCAGCGGAGGCGTCCCCAACCGCCATAGCGGCGAGGACTGAGCAAGCCCGCTGAGCAACCTGAGCGAGACCTCCGAGCAACCCCCACAAACCATGACGAAGCATCAACTACCGTGCTAAAGTCACCCGACAGACAACAAAAGAACGGCCCCCGCCCGGTGGTTGCACACCGGAACGAGGGCCTGACCGAGACAGGGCGCCAACCCCGCCTCGGCTACCACCCAGAGACTCGGAGGTCTCCTCGTGGCTGTGCGTGATCATATGCCCTGGCTCCGTGCGCGAGCGAGCAAGCCCCGCACGTCGAGCAACACCCGAACCGCCGAACCCTGGTGGGTCAGCCTCCTCACCGACTTTGGCCGGCCACTCGTCGCCATCATCGTCATGGTCATGTGCGCCCCTGGAGAGCACCACCTCGGCGTCCTAGCAGGATGGGACACCCATCTCGCATGGGGGATGGCCGCCGTGCTCGCCGCCTACGCGGGCATCGCCTCCGTCGTCGCCACCCGCCGCCCCAAGCGCGCCCCTGGCAAGCGCTCCGCCGTCGCCGGGGCCATCACCGCCCTGCTCTGCGCCATGGCCGCCCAGCCCGTGAGCCACGCCTTCGTCACCGGCTGGCTCAGCGCCACCCCGCGCAGCCCCCTGTGGCTCGTCGTCATCGTGAGCTGCGTCCCGCCGCTCGTCCTCGGGCACCTGCTGCACCTCGCAGCGACGCCGGTTGCTCACCCCGTTGCTCAGCCCGAGTCAGCGGCCGAGCAGCCCGAGCCGACGGCCGCCACCGAGGTGGTCGAGACCGCTCCGGAGTCGGCGCCACCCGTCTCAATGGCCGCGCCAACGCCAGTCCTGCCGATCTCGCTGAGCCAGCCCCCGGCCGCCATTACAGGCCGCATCCCAGCCCCCGCGAGCAAGCCGAGCAACCACCTGCTCACCACCCGAGACGTCGCCGAACTCAAGGGCGTCTCAACGAGCACCGTCGGCACGTGGGTCGGCCGCGGCAAGCTCACCCCCGCGTTTCGGGACGCCGCGCTCGGCAACCTCTTCGACCCCGCCTCGCTCAACTGAGCTGACCGGAGACACCCCCGTGCTCGCCCTGTTCTGGGGCCTGCTCGCCGCGCTCGCCCTCGTAGGTCTCTGCGTCCGCACACCCCGGGACGCCGCCGCCTACCTGCGCGCCGCCGCCGGCCTGTGGATCGCCCTCACCATCGTCGCCCTTCCCCTCCTCCTCCGGAGTTGACCCCATGTCTGAGAACCGCGAGCCCCACCCCGCCCCGGCCACCACCGACCAGTACGGCCAGCGGCAGATCAGCCCCCAGCCCGACCCCGCCCACACCGTCACCAACTTCGGCCGCCCGTACGAGCCGCAGACCGAAACCCAGGAGCGCTGACCATGAACACCGTCACCCTCGGCGGCGTCGCCATCGGCGCCGGCATCCTCGTCCTCGCCGGACTCCGCTGGTGGTTCCGCGAGAAACGCCAGATCGCCGCCCTCACCCCCTTCCTCCTCTCCGCCATCTACGGAATGCTCGCCATCCTCACCGCAGGCGGACTCCTCGGAGGCGCCGCGGGCATCGCCCTGTGGGGCGCCAACGGCCTCGGCGACCTGGCCCTCGTCTACGGCGTCGGCGGCACCACCGCCGACGTCACCCGGGCCCGCCAGATCGCCCTCAGCCCCGGCGGATACGTCGTCGTGTTCCTCCTCACCCTGGTCATCGTCGGCCTGTGGAAGTGGGCCGGGAAGATCCCCACCGGGACGCTGTTCTTCGGGATCGTCGCCGGGAGCTGCCTCGGCCTGTCCGGCACCATCGCCGGTGCAGCAGCTGTGCCCCTCGCCAGTGGCGTCAACGCCATCGGCCTTGGCTTCACTGCGATCCTTCGGTGAACCGCCTCACTAGCGGCAGCGTCTCGCTGGCCCGCCGGTACCGGATCTGGCTGTGGGCTGACGGCCCCTGGACCGGCGTGCAGCGGATCGGCGGGGGACTGGCGGCCGTCGGGTTCCTCGGCGGGGTCTGCCTCGCCGCGCCGGTCCTGCTCGCCCCGGTGGCCGGCGTCGGGCTCCTGGCTGCCTGGTACGCCAGCCAGCCGCAGGCCGACGGCGAGGAGGTTGAGGGCACCGACGACGGCGACTACACCCCAGCCGAGTTCCTGGAACTCCTCCACGAGCTGATGGCCAAGGACGACCGGCTGCACCTCGCCCAGCTCGCCGCCGACCTGTACGACGACCCGGCTGCCACCGGCCAGGTCCGCGACCTGTGCGCGGCCGCCGGGGTGCCCATCACGCGGGGCGTACGCGTGCCCGGGAGGGGAGTGTCCACCGGCCTGTATCTGCGGGACCTCCCCCCACTTCCG